CGCTATCCAGAGAATCAGGAGTTTGTCTCTATATGACGCAAAGATTGCAGACCTTTAGTGTTCAAGCCCCAGGCTTCTTTGGGCTAAACACGCAAGACTCTCCTTTGACATTGGAGGCGGGATATGCGTCTATTGCCACCAATTGCGTTATTGACCAATATGGACGTATTGGCGCACGAAAAGGCTGGTCAAGGGTTAACTCATCCTCTGGCAACTTAGGTGCAAATGACATAAAAGTCATCCATGAGTTAGTGCAGCTTGATGGAACACTAACTGTATTGTTTGCTGGTAACAACAAGCTATTCAAGTTAGATGGTTCTAATGCTGTTGTTGAGTTGACCTATGGGGGCGGCGGTACTGCTCCTACCATCACAGCAAGCAACTGGCAATGTGCCTCTTTAAACGGCATTACCTACTTCTTTCAGTCTGGCTTTGACCCGTTGATCTATGACCCTGCGGTAAGTACTACTACTTATAGGCGTGTGTCTGAGAAGACGGGATATACAGGCACAGTTCCTTTGGGAAACATTGTGATCTCTGCCTTTGGCCGCTTGTGGGTGGCTGATACTACGGCAGACAATGTAACGATTAGTTTCTCTGATCTGTTGGCAGGACATAACTGGACTGCGGGAACATCTGGAACTCTTGACGTTTCTAGGGTTTGGGCTAATGGCGCAGATCAGATCATGGGTTTGGGCGCACATAATAACTACTTAGTTATCTTTGGTAAGCGTCAGATATTAGTCTATCAAGGGGCTACAACTCCCTCCACAATGTCATTGGCTGACACCATAAATAACATTGGTTGTTTAGCAAGGGATTCGATTGTTTCTACTGGTTCAGACATTGTTTTCTTGTCTAACTCTGGTGTGCGTAGTCTGTTGCGTACTATCCAAGAGAAGTCTGCCCCATTGCGTGATTTGTCTAAGAATGTTCGTAATGACTTGATGACCTATGTAGGTTCTGAGACATTGGCAAACATCAAGGCTGTTTACTCAGAAGTAAACGCTTTCTATCTTCTAACACTTCCTATTGCCAAACAAGTCTATGTCTTTGACACAAAGGCTCAGTTGCAAGATGGTTCTGCAAGGGTAACAACTTGGGACTCTATTGAACCAACTGCATTGTTGGCAAGAAGAAATGGTGATTTACTAATTGGCAAGAATGGATATGTTGGCAAGTATGGGACATATCTTGACCATGCGTCCTCCTATCGTTTCCAGTATTACACCAACTATGCTGACCTTGGAGATCAGAATGTCACTTCTATTCTGAAGAAAATCTCTGTTGTGGTTATTGGTGGAACTAACCAAATATTTACAATTAAGTGGTCTTATGACTTTTCAGGGCAATATTACGCTTCACAGGCAACTATTCCTATCTCTTCAGTAGCCGAATATGGAATGGCTGAGTATGGTGCAAATGGTAGTCCAGTAGCATATTATTCTTCAGGCATACAGATTGGCACTTTGGTTGGTCAAGCATCAGGATATGGCAAAGTTGTGCAAACAGCTTATGAGGTTGAAATCAATGGTTCGGCTATCAGCATTCAGAAGATTGAGATTCAGGCTAAAAACGGAAAACTTGGGTAAGGAATAAACATGGCAAATTACACAAAAACCACCAACTTTGCGGCTAAAGATGCACTTGCGTCAGGCAATGCCTCCAAGGTTGTCAAAGGTACTGAGATCGACACAGAGTTTACTAATATCCAAACTGCTATTGCTTCCAAGGCAGATGGAACATTTACAAACTTCTCGTTTGTTGAATCATCCAATGTCTTGTATATCTACAATGTGTCTACGCCTGTGGCAAAGATAGATTCTTCTGGTAATTTGACTGTGATTGGCAACATCATTGCGAATGGAACAATGTAATGAAAGCATCAGAAATCATTAAAGCAGATGCGGTCAAACGCAAAATTGACCCTGATAAAGCCTTGCGTACTGTTAGTGCGTTGGTTAAGGCTAAGTCTGCTGTTTTGATGCAAGAGAGTGATTCTGTATTGCTAGTTCGTAAGATTAACCCAACATCCGCAGAGATTCATTTGTTTACTGAAGATAACCCAAGAACATTGGCAAAGGCTGTTATTGGCTTTGTCAGGAGAGGTAAGGCTTTAGGTATTAAGACTGTCTATGGCAAAGCAGATAACCAAGGAATTGTGGAATTGATGAAGCGTCTTGGCTTGAATGTACAAGCATCTGACTTGCAACAGTACAACTGGAAAGCACAGATATGAGAAATAGTCTTGCCCTATTAGGTATACCAGACCTCCCCATCTATGCGTTTCGCCATGTTGGGGATAGAAGAATTCAGCCCCAAGGTGGCGTTTCTAGCGTTGTAGAAAGCGTTTCTGATGCTGTGAGCGATGTAGGAAGTGGCGTATCAGATGTATTGGCATCAGTAGATGACACAGTAAATGAGGCGGTGCCAGGTGGTTGGGCAACTGTTGCATCAATAGCCGTTCCTGCCGCCGCCCCCTACATCCAAGCAACTCAAGCGGCAGTTGCATTAGACAAAGGTGCTAGTCTTGAAGATGTTGCCAAAAACTATGCTATTAGCCAAGTTGCTGGTCAGGTTGGTGGTGATGTAGGCGCAGAAACAGGTTCTAGTTTTGCTGGCAATGTGGCTAGTGGGACTACTGGTGGGTTGCTAAGTGGCAAGTCATTAGAAGAGTCATTACAAGGTGGCGTAATAAGTGGCGGAGTAAGCCAAGTTACACCATCTACTTTATTAAGTTCTGGTGGAACTTCAGGACAAGGAACAACGGGAGCAAATAACATGGCAGTTGATGATTACACATATTATGGTGGCGGTGATGCTTTTGACACAACAAGTGGATTGTTTTCGCCAACCACAATCCCTGCACAAGATATAACTGGTGGAGAGGGTTTCTACGACACAGGTAGTACGCCATATACACAGGCTCAGATTGATGCTTTAACTGCACAAACCTATGGTGGAAATAATGCTCTCTCCTCCCTAGATGCGGTTACACAAGCAACCATCAGACGAGCATTGGCGGCTGGTGGTAGTGCGGCTCAAGGCGCAATGAACTTCTTGTCTAGTATGGGTGGAGGAATGAATTCCAACCTATTGCAAGGCGGGGCAGGAACTGCCGCCCAACTAATGCAATTGCAAGCAAATAGGGAAGCGGCACAACAAGCACAAGCAAGAATTGGTCAAGCGACACAACAAGCTGTTGCTGGCGCACAGTTCAGACCCGTTGGCACAACTACTCGTTTTGGTACATCTAACTTCCAAGTTGATCCTGCTACTGGTCAATTGGTAAGTGCAGGGTACACAGCTGCACCTGAGATCACTTCTGCCCAAAATAGACTCATGGGTTTAGGTGCTAGTTACCTAGCGCAGACTCCTGAAGAAGTTGCCCAACAATATATGTCTAAGCAATATGATTTGCTCGATCCTAGCCGCCAAAGACAGTTGGCTGGCATCAGAAATCAGGCATTCCAGACAGGCCGTGGCGGTTTGTCAGTAGGTTCTACTGGTTTACGTCCAAGTGGCGCACAAGGTTTGATGGGTGCCAATCCTGAAATGGAAGCGTACTACAACGCCTTGGCGCAACAAGATGCACAGTTGGCTGCACAGGCACAACAGGCTGGCCAACAAAATGTATTGTTTGGAACGGGCTTGTTTGGTCAGGCTGGTCAACTAGAAACTATGGCACAACAACCATTTACTTTGAGCCAAGGTCTTGCTGAAAAATCTGCCTTGGGTGGTGCAAGGGCTGGTCAACTTGGCATACAAGGCAATGTATATGGCAATGCCATAGGCTTGTCTGCGGCTAATACTACCAATCCGTATGCTACTGTCTTAGGTGGACTAAGTAGCCCAACATCATTGTTGGCACAAGGTTTAGGGTCATACCTTGGTTCGTCTGCGCCATCAAATGTTGGTGGTACTGGTAGCACATTTAATACTGGCTACTATGACCCAATGCAACAGCAGTTTTAAGGAATAATCATGGCACAAGAATCAATCGTAGGTGGATTGTTTGGACTTACTCCTCAAGCGTATGAGAGACAGCAATACCAGCAATCATTACAAGAAGGTCAAGCATTTGGAACTCCTGAAGGTCTTTATGCCTCTGCTGCACAACTAGGCCGAGGTCTTGGTGGTGCTATGGGTGCTGTAGACCCAATGTTGCAAAAGATTTCTGCACAGAATCAAATATTGCAAGGATTGGATGTCAATAATCCCAATGCAATATCAGGCGCAATTGATCAAGCCACACAAGCTGGTATTCCTGAGTTGGCCTATAGACTGACTGCCCTTAGAGATGAGGCAACCTCCAGATCACAGGCGCAACGAGGTTTGCAGTTAAGTCAGGCAGCGCAACAGTTATTGCCACAAATAAAGAATCCTGATGGAACTATCAACGAGGAAGTTAAAAACCAGTTGATGTCATTCCCACAGGGTAGAGCAGCTATTTCTGAGATGGCCAAGGTTATCCCTGATCTACGCAGAATTGGCGCAGCTGGTGGTCAAGAAGAGAATCCATTTGCGGTATTCCTAAATGATCCAACAATTCCTGCAACTGTAAAAATAACTGCACAACAGTTATCCAACAGTTTGAAACAAGGCATTCTCGATCCAGAGAAGGTTGATGCAAGAGTTGCAGAGTTGAGTGCAGCGGCTCAAAGAGGGCAACAGTTCCAACAAGCGCAGGATCAACTTGCAGAATTTAAGAGGCAAGGTCTTGAAAACTCTCGCCAATCATTGGCTTTGCAAGCACAAATGGCCAAGATTCAAGAGCAAAATATGCAGTTCAATCAAAGCATTAAGCAACAACAACTTGATGCAAAACTTGAAGAAGCTAAGAAGAAGCCTTTGCCAGCATATTTGGCCAAGAGTGAAGAAGAAGATTTTGATGTGGCCACAACCGCAACAAACCTTGCTACAGATTCAAACACATTCATAAACCGCATTAAATCTGGTGAGATCAAGTTTGGATGGAAAGATAAGGCAAGTATCAAGGCCAGAGAGATTGCTGGTTCTAATGATCCAGATGTTATTGCTAGACAAGACTTTGACAAGTTTATTCAACGGATGACTTCCGAGAACTTGCGCCTTAACAAAGGCGTTCAAACTGACAAAGACTTTGAGCGTGAAATGAAGTTGTTGCAGTCAGCAGAATCAAAGGCAAGTGCTGCCAAGATCATGCAGAACTTGGTGGACATCAACATTAGAAAAGTCAAGAATGCTGATGAATCAATCATGCGCCGTAGAACCAATGCGGGTTTCAATGCGCCAGAACTAAGAATCGAACTACCAACTTTCGAGCCTCACATATTCAGCGATTCTGACTATGCGTCTTTCTTGAAGAATCCTAAATATAAATCTGGAACAGTATTTGTTGACCCTGATGGGGTTAGAAGGGTGAAACCATAATGTCAGACAACTACAAACTAGCACCTTTAGCTGAAGGTGAAAAAAGAGTTTCAGTCTTTCAAGAAAAGGCACCTTATTCTCCACTTGCTGAGACTGCAAGGGCATTTGGCCAAGGTCTGACATTTGGCACATTGGATGAGATCGAGGCAGCATTGCGAACTGGTGCCATAAGTGGTGCTGAGTATGAGAAACAACGCAATATGCTGAGAGAACAGCAAAAGCAATTTGGCGAAGATATGCCTTATGTCAAAACTCCAGTTGAGATTGCTGGCGGGATGGCTCTTCCTTATGGATTTATTGGAAAGACTGTTAAAGCATTAGCACCAGCGGAACAGGCATTAGCAACTGGAACTACTCTAACTGGCCAAGCAGCCAGAGGAGTAGCTTTAGGTGCTGGAACTGGTGCGTTGTCTGGTTATGGCTATGCTGAAAAAGATGCTGGTGAAGCGGCTGGCATGGGTGCTATTTTTGGTGGGGTCTTGGGCGGTTCTGTGCCAATCGTGATCAACAAGGCTGGCTCTTTGATGAGAAATATCTTGAACGCATCTGGCATTGGTGATCAAGCAACAGCATCATCAAAGATGTTGGCCAACTATATGCAGAAAGACAATCTGACTCCTCAAGAGGCGCAGATGGCATTGGATGAGTTGCGCCGAATTGGTGTGCCAAATCCAGTTATTGCTGACCTTGGCAAGAACTTAAAAGATTTGGCCTATAGTGCCTATGTCGTTCAATCCAAGGCAAAGGGTGCAACTGAGTCATTCTTGGAAAACAGACTGATTGATCAGCCAAACGAAATTGTTAAAGGTCTGGTTGAGAAGGCAGGATTGGCCAAGAATGTCAATGGCTATGAGTATTTGACAAGTCTGGTTGAAGAGCAGGCAAGTGCTGCTAGTAGAGCCTATCCAAAGGCATACAGTCTTGCAGTTGATGCAAGGCCATTCAGAACCTATGTGGATAGACCAGTATTTATTGATGCCTATAAAGAGGCTGAAAAACGTGCGGCTGTTCAAGGCGAAACATTGCCTCCTCTTGATTCAATTCGTAATGCTCAATCTGTACCAACAGACATATTGCACCAAATCAAGATTGGTCTAGATCGTGTTATCAATAAAGAAACAGATGCTGTAACTGGCAAAGTCACGGGCTATGGTACTGATGTCATTAAAGTAAAAAATGAGTTTAATGACCTGATCAAAGCCAAGAATCCTGACTATGCCAAGGCAAATGCTGAGTTTGCTGACTCTGCAAGGATCAAAAATTCATTCGAGATGGGGCAGAAATATCAGAGCCTCGATGTCCAAGAGGCTGCCGCAAAACTTAAAGGTTTTAATGAGGCCGAGAAAGAGGCATTCCGTCTTGGCATGATTGCAGATATTAACAAGCGTGTGGGCGATTTCAAGGGTGGAGACTTCACCAGACAGGTGTTCAAGTCAGATAACCAAAAGCTGTTGGTGCGTTATGCCTTTGACGATCAGGCTGCTTACAACGAGTTTTCTCAGTTTGTAAAGGGTTTGGCACAACAAAGCAAAACTGCCAAGGTAGTGATCGGCGGTTCTCCAACTGCCCCTAGACTTGCCACCCAAGAGGGTGCAGGCCAGATTGGTCAGATGGCGCAAAGTGCCGCTACTGGTGATTTGTTTGGATTGGCTAGAGCAGCTGGTTCATCAATGCTTGCCAGAACAAAAGGCATTGGTTCTGAGACATCTGAGGCATTGCAAAAGCGTTTATTCTCAACAGACCCAATCGAGCAAAGAGCAATCCTGAGTGAATTGAATCGCAGAGTTAAGGCAAGACCAACTGGCTTGCTGTCTGGCGCAGCAGGCGTTGGAACTCTCAGCGGAATCTTGGGAGATTAGAGATTGATCCTTTCAGCCTCCTCATGTTGGCGCAGGGTGCAGTTAGCTTTATCAAGCAAGGCTGCGCGATGCTCCATGAGGGCAGGATGGAACTGGAAGGGGCAAAGAAAACTGTTGAAGGGGTTATTGCAGATGTCAAGGCCATCAAAAACATCTGGAACTGGTTCATTGGTTTACTTAGTGGAAAGCCAAAGTCCAAGTCAACAGAAGAAGCCCCAAAGTCTTTGGCGAAAGCGAAAACTGCCTCTAAGAAGCAACAAACTTATGAGGAAATGGAACTTCTCCTTATTAAGGACATCGGGGAACGCCTTGGGTTGCTATTCGATACACAACAACAAATCAACAACTACTATCGTGCATTAGAGGAAGAGTCCAAAACTGTCTACGATCCAGAGCAAAACAGTAGTAAAAAGGCCATTGAAAGAACTCTGATTGAGTTACAGATGGAAAAGTTGCTAGAGCAAGTGCGAGAGGCAATGGTCTATGCACCAGCAGAATTGAAGGATTTATACAGCAGATTCTTGAAGATGTATGCAAAAATTGAGCAAGAGCAAGAGTGGGCGAGATCGGAGATGATCCGTAGAGCAAGAATACAGCGTTGGAGACAAGAACAAAGGGAGATTCGCCAGATTGAGATGGTAAGTGGCTTAGTTGCTGTTGGGTTTATTTCATTGATATTTGGATGGCTAATGTGGCAACTGTCAAACTTATCTGGTGGGTTCTAATTGGAGTGATGCTATGCGTTGTCGTTGGCGCAACAAGTATGGCCTACGTTGAAACGTTATACATGAAAGCACAACTAAAACGAGAGATCAAAGAGTTACGCAAATTGAAACAAGAACTGAAAGAAACCAAATGAAGTATGTCTTGTTGCTGTTATTGCTAGTGGGATGCGATGACCGCTATCGGTATTTTTGCCAAGACCCGAAGCACTTTTCGGCTAAACGCTGTCAGCGTCCTGATTGCCAGTTCACCCAAGATTGCCCAGATTACCTAGTTGCACCTCTACTGGAGAAACAAGTTGTCCAACCCACCCAAGTACCAACTCAACCGACTACTGAGCCAAGAGGAAATTGAAATACGAGTTTGGGCTTGCGTAGTCCTAATCGTAACAATCATCCTTGCTGGTATCGTGATCTTTATGCTGTATAGCCTGGCGTTTGTTGTGCAGCCAATTAAATCAATGGCTCCCATCGATCAGGCTTTTGCCAAGATGCTGAACGACATTGTGCTATTGATCGTTGGTGGCATTGGTGGAGTGATGAGTCGCAAGGGTGTACAGACTGTGGCCGAGAAAATGGCAACGCCTACAACGCCACCTCCAACCCCTCCTAGCACTCCTCCACCAGCCCCATCAGCTAACACCTCAACTTGGACATCTCCATCTGGCGCATTGCCTGCATGGATAAACCCTGTCTTGGATGAAGAGTGGCGGGCACCTCCACCCCCAACTACTCCACCAGACTATGTTGACCCTGCCAAGGAAGAAATAGCCAATGAACGAGCGTTAGCAAAGGCTGAGACATGATCCCTAATCCTTGGATGATATTAGGTGCTATTTTTGTAGCTGTCAGCGTCTATTTCTATGGCCACCATAAAGGGTGGGATGAGCGTGATGCTGAGATGCAATCGGAGATTGCCACCAAGAATGAAGAATCTAGAGTTAAAGAGCAAGAACTTGCCAAACAATTAAATGACCAATCATCAAAACTTTTGGAGGCTAACAATGCCATATCTGAAAAACAGTCTAGTCTTGATCGTGCTATTCGTGCTGGTCGGGTGCGCCTCCCGTCCACAAGTTGCGTACAAACCAATGGAAATCCCTCCGTTGCCAGCGGAAATAGCAACCAAACGTCAAGCGAATCTGACACAGAGACTCTCAGACTTATTGCTCAAATCGCCGCAGACGGAGACAGGGCAATCAACCAACTCAACGCCTGCATCGATGCCTACCAAGCAGTAATGGAGAAATCAAATGGTAAACGCTGAACAACTGCAAAAACTCCACATTGGTGCCGATTGGGTGGATGCCTTGAATGAGACATTCTCTAGGTTTAATATCACCACAAACAACCAGAAGGCTATGTTCATTGGGCAAGCTAGTCACGAATCTGGAAACTTTAGATTGCTTGAGGAAAATCTAAATTACAAGGCTGCAACGCTAATGCGAATCTGGCCTAAGAGATTTCCTAATTTGGAGAAAGCAAATGAGTATGCTGGAAATCCTAAGAAAATCGCAAATAGTGTCTATAGCTCACGCATGGGTAATCGTGACGAAAATTCTGGTGATGGTTGGCGTTTCCGTGGCCGTGGAATTTTTCAAATTACAGGCCATTCAAATGTCTTCCACGCTGGCAAAGCCTTGGGTGTGGACTTTGTTAAAGATCCTGATCTTATTGCTACTCCTAAGTATGCTGCTCTTACAGCTGGATGGTTTTGGGATACCCACAAACTCAATCCACCAGCGGATGCCCTTGACTTCAATAAAATAACTCGCACCATAAATGGAGGTTTGATAGGGCAAGAAGACCGCATTAAACACGTCCAACAGGCGTTGGCGGTCTTGGGTTAGTCTTTGTCCCAGCTAATATATAGGACTGCACCTATCACAATAATTCCAATGCAGACACCCATGCCAAGCAGAACAATGATAGTGAGTAAACTTTCCATTATTTCACCTTACTTTTAATTAAATCTTCTAAGCATTTCATCAGAGTAAATACTGCACTCAGGAATGAAGGTGCCAACATACCAAGAATAAAAAGCATGACATCATACATATCTTGTCTCCAAATACATTTCGTGGAATGCCCAGACAACTAGCCAATCCCACATTAGATTGGGGCAGTTCCCATCATGGTAATACTTTGCCATTTTTAGGCAATATGCTTTAGTTGGTGCTGGTTTCATACTTTGCCTCCAGTTCGGTAACTCTGTCAGATAGCACACGAACCAACTCGGTCAAGACTGCGACTTCAGCAACTAGCTTGGCCTCCTTACTAGGATTGCGAATTGCCTCTTTCCTGACAGAACTTTGCTCCATTGCGCTAAAGAATTCCTTCTCTTCTAGAGTCTCTATTTGTATTGGTACAACTAATCCAATTGGTTTTCTGGTCATGTTCTTTCCCTTATTCTTTCAGCAATAACTTGTGAGGGGTGTGGCCAACCCACCGCCCACTCGTCTGCAATCTTTGCACAGGCTTCTCGTTCGGCTTTAACTGCTTCATCAATCATGCGTTTAACTAACTCATGCTCAAATGTTGCTTTCATGTTTTAAATCCAAATGTATTTGGTGAACATATAAAAGAAGAACCACACTATGGCGATTAGCGCACAAAGTATGGCGAAGTCGCTGATCTGCGGCTCACGATAAGCACCTGTGAAGATGTCTTCATTCACATAGTCTTTAGGCCATGCCTCTTGCATGGTGCGTGGGAACATACGCACAGTTGGATGGTTTTCTTCAACTTCTTCTTGCATCATTTTATTAAACTCCTGTAAGCGTTGATTGCGTCTTTCAGATCGTTTTGCAGCTGTTCAATATAGTTTTGTTGCTCTTGCATCTTAATATACGCCTCTTGAGCAAACTTGGCTAGATTCTCTTGGCTCCATGATTCGAATGTTGGCATTGTTATCTCCAAAATCTTTTAAGGTTATCGGTTGCAAATGTCTTTTGGTACTCGGTTTCTTTGGGTGTGGTTAACCTGTTCTTCTGAGGCACAACTCCCGTGAACACTTCTTCTTTTGTTTTGAATATGCAAAAACAAAGTTTGCAGTATCTACGGCGGTAAGTAAACTCTTCATTCTGGATGGTTTCGGTAATTGCAATCTTGTCACCCTCGCACTTGGGGCACTTCAAAATGGGACTCCATCCCAAGACCAGAATTCGCAATCCACAACTCCATTGACCCAATCGTCTGGTGGTGGGGCTTTGAACTCTTGGCACAGGCCAAGGCTGAATCTGTCACAGCTGTGGCAGTTCACGGGTATGGCATTGATCTGCACCAATTGCTTTTGCAAGTGGCCTTTGATGGCGTTTAGTTCAACTAAATTCATAGTCTCTTATCTCCGTGTATTTTCCGTTTTGGCGGGTTGCAATGCGTTTGGGTCTAACCAAATGGTGTGGCTCAAAAGTTAAGATATTGACTGCCTCAGAAACACTCTGAGGATATTCGCCAAGTTTTGGATTGGTGCGTTTAAGCCACCAAGCGACAGCTTTCTGGCCTGCATAACCCGTATGGTCTAGGCAGACCCATTCGCTGGCGGTCTTCAAGATGCCTGCGTAGTAGTCCACTCTCAGAGAATCTGGCTTGCCTTCCTTCTTGTGGGCGTGATATTCCACCCTAGAGATGTCGTGCCAGACCACCACTTGTTTGGATTGGGCGGACAGGAGTGCTGCATAAGATAACTTGGCATCGAGGGGCTTGACTTCTTCCTCTCGGATGGTTGCGCCACAAACTGTACAAGTCAGGGCAGTTGCATGGTTGCGTTCACCACAGTTTGGGCAGATGCAAAATGGGGCTTCCTGATTACTGGTCATGCGTTTGGCTCTGCCAGTTACTGTGTCCACAGTACCCATTCGTGCAACTGTGTCGGTGAAGTCAAGAACCAAGCAATCGGTCTTGCCATCTGCAATGCGTGTGCCTCTACCCATGCCTTGCAGATACAAAACTGGTGACTGCGTTGGTCTGCACCAGATGATGCAATCCACATTTGGCACATCAAAGCCAGTTGACAAAGCCAAGACAGTTACCAAGCAACGAATCTCGCCATTGCGGAAATCCCTAATAAGGTTTTCCC